AGATAACGAACTCTGCTCATCGGTATGCGATTATAAAAGGAGCCTTAGAGCACGGCTTTACTGGTCTAGGGGTCGCTGGTGACTTTATTCACGTAGACACAAGGGGTTCTGCCCCAGTAATCTGGACTTACTGATGCTATACACTAAGAATGCTAACGTAACTACCACAGACGAGTCTACTATCGTTACTGTACCTAGCGGGTACGTAGCCCACTGGAATATGCTGTTCGTGAGTAACTTAGGTGGTTCTACTAACGGTGCTGGTATCTACGTAGCTAAAGCAGACGCAAGCCGTATCGACATCTTAGGTGGAGGTAACGTATCGTCTAAGGAGTACGTTTTGATAACTGACGGTGTGTTTGTCCTTCAAGCTGGTGACTCTATCAAGGCGTACACAACTGCTGCTGGGGACATGGAGTTTGTTGTAACGTTTGACTTGTTGGAACAACCAGCAACCTTTGTAAACTTTAACGGAAGCTAACATGATTACTTTTCTGGGTGCTGATTGGTGTCCTGCTTGTGTAAGGACAAAGAAGACCCTCAAAGAACTCAACATGGACTACAAATACGTTGAGATACCTCCCGGTCAAGCTGGTTGGGACTTAGTGGAAACGATGACAGGGAAGCGGTCTATACCACAGGTGTTTTACCACTTTGGCGGGTCAAAGGACTTTACAGAAGCACTCAAGAGTTTACAACTAATTGACTGACTTAAATGTACAACTGTTGCCGTGGCAGCAGGAAGTCTACTCTGATCCTACTAGGTTCAAAGTAGTAGCCGCTGGGCGTCGGACAGGGAAGTCCCGCCTAGCCGCTTGGATGTTGATAATTAACGCCCTACAGACCGATAAAGGTCAAGTTTTTTACGTTGCGCCCACCCAAGGGCAAGCCCGTGATATCATGTGGCAAACCCTTATGGAGCTAGGACACCCTGTGATTGCGGGTTCACACATTAACAACCTGCAGATCAAGCTGGTCAACGGGGCCACGATTAGTCTCAAGGGAGCCGACAGGCCCGAGACAATGCGTGGTGTGTCCTTGAAGTTTCTCGTGATGGACGAGTACGCAGACATGAAGCCTGACGTATGGGAGCAAATCCTCCGTCCAGCACTGGCTGACCAAAAAGGTTCAGCGATGTTCATAGGTACGCCTATGGGCAGAAACCACTTCTACGAACTGTACAAACTTGCGGAGCTAGGGGACGATGAAACTTACAAGGGGTGGCACTTTACCAGTTATGACAACCCCATCCTCGACCCTAACGAAATTGACACGGCAAAGAAGTCCATGTCGAGTTACGCCTTCCGACAAGAGTTCATGGCCTCATTTGAAGCAAGAGGCTCAGAAATGTTCAAAGAAGATTGGGTCAACTTCGGAGAAGAGCCAGAGGAAGGAGACTACTACATAGCTGTTGACTTGGCTGGCTTTGAAGAAGTAAACAAGAAACGGACGAAGAATACAAAACTAGATGAAACCGCAATCGCTGTTGTTAAAGTTGGTACTGATGGTTGGTACGTTGATAACATTATACATGGGCGGTGGGAGCTTAACGAGACTGCCACCAAGATATTTCAGGCCGTTAGAGACTACAGACCCGTTAGTGTTGGTATTGAACGGGGAATCGCAAAGCAAGCAGTAATGAGTCCCTTGATGGACCTGATGAAGCGGTACGGGCAGTTCTTTAGGGTAGAAGAGTTAACCCACGGAAACCGAAAGAAGACTGATAGGGTGATGTGGGCGTTACAAGGACGGTTTGAGAATGGGTACGTAACGCTAAACAAAGGTGATTGGAACAGTCGGTTCTTAGACCAACTCTTCCAGTTTCCTGACGTTTTGACACACGACGACTTGGTTGACGCTTTGGCGTACATAGACCAGTTAGCTCAAGTTGCGTACAGTTACGATTTTGAAATAGACGACCACGAGATACTAGACGTAGTGGCAGGATACTAGATGAAAGTTTTTAGACCCTTCAATACTTACGGAATATACGCAATCAGTGTTGTAGTGTGTTTTACACTAGGGTACTGCGTTGCTCTTATCTAAGGAACCCGAGATGGCAGAAGAAATCTATAGCCCAGACCCTCTGATGATTGAAGAGTCTCTGGAAGAATGGGTAATGACCAAATGTGAAAACTGGAGAGATCACTATGAGTCAAACTACGAACAAAAGTTTGAGGAATACTATCGGTTATGGCGAGGTCAATGGGACCCTGCTGACTCCGAGCGAACATCGGAACGTTCTAGAATTATCTCTCCTGCGCTTCAGCAAGCTGTAGAATCTAACGTAGCGGAGCTAGAAGAAGCCACGTTTGGCAGAGGCAAGTGGTTTGACATCGCTGACGATACCAATGACCAAGACAAGCAGGACATCCTGTACCTCCGCAAGAAGCTGACTGAAGACTTTGAGTCTTGCAAGATCCGCAAGGCTGTAGCTGAGTGTCTCATTAACGCTGCTGTGTTTGGCACAGGTATTGGTGAGATCACTCTGGAAGAGATCAAGGAGATGGCCCCGGCTACACAGCCGATCATGGACGGACAGTTGACTGCTGTAGGTGTCAATATTACCGACAGGGTTGTAGTCAAGCTAAAGCCTGTGTTGCCTCAGAACTTCCTGATCGACCCTGTAGCTACAACCGTCGAGGACGCTATGGGCGTTGCTATCGACGAGTTTGTGTCTAAGCACAGCGTAGAACTACTACAGGAGCAAGGTGTTTACAACGAGGCTTACATTGAGTCTGCTGCCCCTGACAGCGACCTAGAGCCAGATCAAGACCTCACGCTGTACAACGACGACAAGGTACGCCTGACGAAGTACTACGGTCTTGTGCCTCGTGAGTTGCTTGAGAACGAAGGCGTAGACGTAGAAGAAGACTCTATGTACGTAGAGGCTATCGTTGTTATCGCCAACGGTGGTACGCTACTAAAAGCAGAAGCCAACCCTTACATGATGAACGACCGTCCTGTGGTAGCTTTCCCGTGGGACGTAGTTCCTGGAAGATTCTGGGGTCGTGGTGTCTGTGAGAAGGGCTACAATAGCCAGAAGGCGCTTGATACAGAGCTACGGGCACGTATTGATGCCCTGAGTCTAACGATTCACCCAATGCTCGCTATCGACGCTACACGGCTTCCTAGAGGGGCTAAACCAGAAGTACGTCCCGGTAAGATGATCCTAACTAATGGAGATCCTCGTGAAGTACTACAGCCGTTTAATTTTGGACAAGTTGGACAAATCACCTTCGCCCAAGCCGCATCGCTTCAGCAGATGGTTCAACAGGCTACAGGAGCAGTTGATTCAGCCGGAATCGCTGGCAGTGTTAACGGTGAAGCTACTGCCGCTGGTATTTCTATGTCTCTTGGGGCTATTATTAAACGCCACAAGCGCACTCTGATTAACTTTCAGCAGTCGTTCCTGTTGCCTTTCGTAACCAAGGCCGCACATCGTTATATGCAGTTTGACCCTGAGAACTATCCTGTAGCTGACTACAAGTTCAACGCTACGAGTACTCTGGGTATCATCGCTCGTGAGTACGAGGTTACGCAGTTGGTGCAACTCTTGCAAACAATGCAGCAAGACAGCCCACTGTACCCTGTACTAATCCAGAGCATCATTGACAACATGAACCTCAGTAACCGTGAGGAACTCATTGCTGCAATGCAACAGGCTGCACAACCTGATCCTCAAGCACAGCAGATGGCACAGATGGCTCAACAAGCACAGCTACAGTTTCAAGAAGCACAGACTGCTGCTCTACAGGGTCAGGCTGCAGAGTCTCAGGCTAGGGCTACCAAGTACGCTGTTGATTCACAGCTTGCGCCACAGGAGCTTGAGATTGACAAGATTGAAGCGATCACACGAAACCTCAGAGAAGGTGACGCAGACGACAAAGAGTTCGAGCGTAGGCTGAAGATTGCTGAAGTGGCGTTGAAAGAGAGAAACCTTAACAACCAATCAGCAAGAGGAGCAACACCCCGTGCTAATGACACAAACCGAAATGAACAACTTCCTCAACCAGATCAACGAAGCGTTCAAGGATCAGTTCAACAAACTGGAGCAACTCCAAGCCCAATTAGACCAGTTGGAGGAGAAGGTCAATGAGCGAGAAAAAAGACCCACGGCTAGCAAGAGCAGGGGTAAGCGGGTACAACAAGCCGAAGCGGACGCCTAATCATCCCACGAAGTCACACGTAGTTGTAGCTAAGTGTGAAGACGGTAAAGTTAAGACTATTCGATTTGGACAGCAAGGAGTGAGCGGTGCTGGAAAGAGTCCTAAGACTGCTAAGGAAAAGGCGAGGCGTAAGTCCTTTAAGGCTCGTCACGCTAAAAACATAGCCAAAGGGAAATGTTCTGCGGCTTACTGGGCAAACAAGGTAAAATGGTAGATATTTACTGTGTTGTTTGGAAAGACGCTCAAGGAGGAGCAAACGTAGGTTGGAGAGATTTGGAAGAATTAAAATCTCTTGAACCCGCAACTGCAATTTCTGTTGGAACTCTCTTGCACAACGACGAAAACAAATTAATCATTTGTCCTCATGTTTTGGTAGAAGACGGTAAAGTAACAGAGGGAGATGCAGAATTAGTTATACCTACAACATGGGTAAACTCTATAACTAAGGTATATACGGTAGGTTAGCATGGCTAAAAACATGAAGCACTACAAGCGTGACGGGACCCTGTGGTCAGGGAACACGCACAAGATGCCTGATGGTTCGCTCCACACAGGTAAAACCCACGGCAAAACCTCTGTAAAGCTGTATCACTACAAGGATTTGTCCAAAAAAGCAAAGGAGAAAGCAAATGCCCGGTAAAAAAAGAAAAGTAAAGAAGCCGAGTTACTAAAATGGCTAAGCTAACACCACAACAGAAAGCTAGAGCTAAAGCCATGTCCAAGAAAAGGGGTGTAAAATACCCGAATGCTTGGTCAAACTTGGCTGTAGCTCGTGGACGAGGCAAAAAGAAAAGTAAATAATACCGATAAATAATGCTTGACTTTTAGTCAAAAATATGTTATAATAGGAGATATAGAGACAACCTTATGGCCTCACTCGATCAAGAAACTGAACAATACTACAACAAGTACTTTGACCTGTTTGGAACTGCTGGTTGGAAACAGTTAATCGAAGAACTACAACAGAACGCTCTCGTAATCAACAGCGTAGAAGCAACCAAAGATCAGAATGATTTGTATGTACGTAAAGGACAACTTAACGTACTTGCTTACATTCTTAACTTTGAAACTGCAACTAATAATAACTACGAAGAGTTAACAAAGAGCGATGATTAAAGTATTTGATTTTCGTTGTACAAACGGACATACCTTTGAAGAATTTGTAGACGGAGATACCACGACCAGTAGGTGCGGTTGTGGGGCCAACGCTACAAAAATCGTTTCAGCAACTCAGCACATACTCGACGGTGCATCTGGGGATTTTCCTGGTAGGCATATGAAGTGGGTACGTGAACACGAGCAAGCTGGGCGGTCTAGTCGGGAATCCTAGTCTTAGGGCATCTCCCATTTTAATCCTCCATAACCTTAATAACAGGCGGGGTAAGTTTATATATGTCACGAGCACAATTAATTGATGAGCGTCCTGAAGAGGAAGCAACGGAAACAACTGAAGAGCTAACCACAGACACTATTGAGACTCCTGAAGAGGAACAACCTCAAGAACCTTCTGTTCCAGAAAAGTACCAAGGTAAATCTGTCGAAGACCTCGTACAGATGCACCAAGAGCTTGAGAAGTTTTCAGGCAAGCAGAGTACGGAAGTTGGTGAGCTACGGAAGGTCGTTGATGACTACATCCAGACACAACTCTCAACCCAACAAGCACCTCAACAACAGCAACAAGAAGACGATGACGTAGATTTCTTTGTCGATCCTCAGAACGCTGTTAACCGAGCTATAGATAACCACCCTAAGATCAGAGAGGCAGAAGCCTACACACAGCAAGCAAAACAACAGGCTACTCTTTCACAGTTGAAATCCAAGCATCCTGATATGGAAAGTATACTGCAAGATGGCAAGTTTGCTGAGTGGATCAAGGGGTCAAAAGTCCGAACACAGTTGTTTGTTCAGGCAGACCAAGGGTACGACTACGATGCTGCTGACGAATTGTTCAGCCTCTGGAAAGAGAGAGCAAGCGTAGCACAGCAGACTGCCAACGTTGAAAAACAGGCACGTAAGAACACCCTGAAGTCAGCCAGTACAGGCAACGCTCGTGGAACAGCAGAGGCATCACGCAAGAAAGTTTATCGTCGTGCTGACATTATTAAACTGATGCGAACAGACCCAGAGCGTTACCAAAGTCTTTCAGACGAACTACTGAAAGCATACGCCGAGGGTCGTGTACGCTAGCCTAACT